TATCAAGATCATATCCACCATAATCTGCAATCATTTCTTGTTTAAGAATAAAACTCAATGCTTCTTGTGGTGTTGAAAATGAGTTATACTCATTGTTTAAATTGCTATTTTTTACATATCCGGCCATTTCCAAAAGATATTCTAATGAAACATGTAATGATTTACTGATGTCATTTAACATTTCAATTGTTGGCGATACAGGTTTACCAGTACGTGAATCAACACCGTTTTCTAATTTATTAAGATATGAATGACTAATACCTAGGTACTTTGAAAATTCTCTTAGGCTCATATTTCTTTTATTGCGCTCATTTTGTAAATATTGACCAAGATTGTTTACCATAGAAAACACCTCCTAGTTTTAGTGTAAACTAGAAAGTACACAAAGACAAACAAAAAATATAGTAATTTTGTATTTCATGATTGACATATATTGTATTCCATAGTATACTTTGTTTGTGGACTCAATAGTGTACGCAAGAATGGAGGTGCGATATGAACAAAATTAAACAATTTAGAAAGAAAATGGGTATGACACAAAAAGAATTATCTGAAAAATCTGGTATAAGTAGACCATATATTTCTAAATTAGAAAATAATGAGTGTATTATTATAAAAAGTTCAACAATGGTTGCAATTGCAAATGCATTACAAAAACCAGTAAGTGTTATTTTTTTTAAATGAAATGTACACTATAAAATACGGCTGAAAGTTTTTTCAAAAGCACAACTAAATTATAACTCTAAATAAAAACTAGTGTCTTTAAAAGACACATATTAAAAGTTATAAAAACGGAGTTAAAAAGAAAAAGGAGAAGTATAAATATGAAAGATGATGAATTTCAAAAAGTAAAAGCCTTTGCTAACACAGTTTTGCAGGAATGTGAAAACAAAGGTTTGACAAATAAGGAAGTGGAATATTTTAAAGAATACTTACCAAAATTAATCCAAATAAAACTTGAAGAAAATTATCTAAATACCTATTTTAAAATTTATTAATCAGAGCAAGAATTGATATTAAAATTGCAAAAACTGAAAGTGTACTAGAAATGATAATTGGTAACCAAAAACGATAGGAATTAAGTTTTGAGGTGTTGATGTATTCAAAACCTTTAATAGTTAATTCATATGAAATAAAAACACCTACTTTTTTGAAGCGTTTTGATATTAGTTTTTCTTCAACTAGTATTTCCAAATCGTCGTTAAGATTGTCAATTGATTCACAATCTATCTTTTTTGCAATCTCAGTAGATAAAGCAATTGGTTCAAGTTGATTTATTGCTTTTAAAATATCTAATTTTGTATACAAATTTTTAACCTCCTCTCATGAAAATTATAGCATGAATGGGGTTATATAAAAATATCGTGGGGCAGGTATGAGGGAATTATCTAATTATTAGATTGATACAAATACCATCATTAAAAACTCCAAAACCACAGTGAATAAATCAATTAAATATGTTTCCAACTTAACACACACGAATAGTGGATAGTTTCCTCATACTTGCCTCATGGTAAGAAAAATTAAGAAAGGAGTGATCGTATGAGCGAAAATGAAGAATTAAAAAAAGAAGTCGAGGAATTAAGAAAAATTGTAGAAGATTTAAAAACTGGAAGTATACGAATTGAATCTAATATTTCTAAATTACACAGATTAAAACAAGAAATTGTTAATGAGCTTCTTAAAGACGAAAAAGAACCTTATACAATTTGGAGAGTACGTAGGTTTGCAGGTGAATTTGCACTCGACATATTTGATGATAAATATCCAATGCAGGAAAGAAAATTACATGTAAAAACAGCTAACAGGATATTTGGTTATCCAGATGAAGAAGAAAGACTTCAGTATTATTTAGAAACCTATAAGCAGTGTATTAAGTTTGTTATAGATATGACTAGAAAATCTAGAGAGGATGCAATTATATGAACGAACTTTTAAAAGTTAATTATGATAATGAGCGCATTACATTATCAGCAAGACAGTTACATGAGTTTTTAGAAGTAGGAAGCAAATATAACGATTGGTTTAAAAGAATGTGTGAGTATGGTTTTAATGAAAATTTAGACTATAGAGCTATTACTCAAAAAAGAGTAACAGCTCAAGGGAATGAAACAAAGTTTATGGATCATGAAATCACACTAGATATGGCCAAAGAAATTGCAATGCTCCAACGCAATGAAAGGGGCAAGGAAGCTCGTCAATATTTTATTGAAGTTGAGAAACAATGGAACAGTCCAGAAAGAATAATTGCTAGAGGTTTGATAGAAAGTCAAAAAATGATTGAAAATCTTAATCAGCAAGTTATTGAAATGAAGCCTAAAGCAGAGTTCTTTGATGCAGTAGCCAGTAGTAAGACTGCTATTCAAATGTCGGATGTCGCTAAAGTGCTGGATTATCCAGGATATGGAAGAAATCGTTTGTTTGAGTTTTTAAGAAATAAAAAGGTGCTGATGCATAATAATCAACCATATCAGAAATATATTGATTGTGGATATTTTAGAGTTGTTGAACAGAAGTATACGAAACCAAATAGCGAAACAGCCATAAATATTAAAACTTTGGTTTATCAAAAAGGAGTTAATTACATAAAAAAGTTATTGGATAAAGAACATGAACTTACATAAGTGCATATGTTTAATCAAGGAGGTTAGGAAAAGTGATAAAGATGCAGATTGATGAAAATACAATTGTTTATCGCCCTGATGTGCCGGATAGAAATGCACTTATTGAATTGTATGACATTTTAAACCAAGTAAATATGAGAGAAAAAAGAAACGACCTGTTCTACACAGAAGAACAAGTCGCTGAGTTAAAGAAAGATACTCGCAATACCTTTCTTTAAAAATTGGTCGAGAGACCAATACATAACACCTTCATTATAGAGGGTTTTAGGAGGAAAGTCAAAATGATTAATAAGGAAAGTACAAAAGCCGGCGTAATAGTGATGGCAATGATATTAGCTATGTTTGCTTTAGCTGGAATTCTTGCAAAGGGATGTGAACACATAGATGCAACATGGGAAGAACAGTACCCCACGGAAGTGCGTGAAGTTGCTGCTAGAGGTGTTAGAGAGATACCCGCTTGAACTTCATTGGGAATATTCAAAATCACAAATTATTGTACGTGTAAGGAATGTAATGGTCCATGGGTAGGTTATCCAACAAAACTAGGAACTGAATATGTAGAAGGACGAACGATTGGTGTAGATACTTCAATAATTCCTTTAGGAACTGAAGTTTTGATTGACGGTCATATATATGTAGCTGAGGACACTGGATCGTTTGAAGGCAAAATAATTGATGTTTACGTCACTGATCATTCGAAATTCGATAGAAAATATTTAGAAGTTTTTATAAGGAATAAGGAGGATTAGAAATGAGTAAAGAGGTATTGGAAAATCAAATTTGGGAGCTTGAAAGACAGTTAAATATTCTTCAATGCAAAGATCGTTTCGATGATGAAGATTATGATTTGCAAAGAAATCTTAATCGCCAAATTGCTGTTAAAAAGAAAGAACTGGAGGCATTGGAATGACAGATATAAAACAAGCAAATTTACTTGAATATTTAAGACACATTAGAAAAGGTGCATTAACAAAAGAGGCTAAAGAAACGCTAGTTAAAACAGTTAAAGAAACTTACACAGTAGAAGAAATTGAACGAGCAAACGTGATATTAGATGTTAGCGAATAAAGACTTTGATTATATAAGTTTCTTTAACAACTGCGATATAGATTTTGTAAAAAGTGATGCACATTGGCATGAGTTAAGAAATAAAGGTATTGGCGGTAGTGATGCCGGCATAGTGATGAATGTTAGCAATTATAAAAGACCATACGAACTATGGGAAGAAAAAAAAGGACAGGTTAAAGCATCGTTTATTACAAACAAGGCAATTGAAAAGGGAAACGCCTTAGAACCTGTTATGTTTAATCTTTTTAAGATTTTGTACAGTGACAAATATGAAGTTATAGATACTAAAGATATTAGTTTGTCTAATAAGCAATTCCCGTTCATGAGAGCTAATTTAGACGGGGCTTTAATTAACAAGGCTACAAATAAAAAAGGTATCTTGGAAATTAAATCTACAACAATTCAAAACGCTGCAATGCTTAAACAGTGGTCCAAAGATAACATGCCTATTACATATTTCTTTCAGTGTTTACACTACTTAAATACAACTCAGTTTAATTTTGCAGTGCTATATGCAATTTTAGATATTCCATGGGCTAATGATGGAGACGGGAAACAAGAGACAAGAATTATCTATATGGACCGTGAAACATTAGGGCAGGATATTGATTTATTGGTTAAAACTGAACTTTGGTTCTGGAAAAAAGTTATTCACTTAGATCCACCACCGTTCAGTGAAAATAGAAATTTAGAACTTAAGGAGGTTAATTAAAAATGAATGATTTACAAAACAAGCTGTTAGGCGGTTATGCAGCGGTAAGGATTGCCGGCAAAGAAGAATTCGAAAAAGTTATTGAATGGTTAGCTATTAAAAACTGTTTTCTAGCTAATAAAGAACCTGTAAGCAAAATGAATTATCCAGGGGATGCAATATTTGTATTGTATCGTGCAGATGATGGTTTTATATGGTGGGCGCCAGTGGCAGATATTGATACAAATACGTACCAATTAGTTGATGTTAAACAATTAGAGCTGAATCTGATTGATGATCAAAAAATTATTGAAGCAAATGCAACAGTCACAGGTGAAATTGTTGAGCTGAATGAAAAAGCCTTAACACTTGTTACTAACACGAAACCAGAGGGAGCGACAATTGATTCCAACGTTGATAGCTTGGTTGCCTTAATTCCAGTTATTAAATCAAAAGCTAATGTTGTAGTTACAGAAGAAAATTATAAAAGCTTTATTGCTAAAGGCACGGGAGTTGTTCCCGAATTAAGAAAATGGGCAAAAGCCATTGACGATGAAAGAAAACGTTCCAAAAAAGTATATATGGATTCGTTTAATACATACGAGAACAAAGTAAAAAGTGTTGTAGAGGCACTTAATACTACAGCTCAAAAAATTGCAAATGATGTTGATGTTTATATCCAAGAAAAAAAAGATAAACTTCGCAAGGAAAGAGAAGAAATTATTGAGCAGCTTAAAGAAGTACTCATAAAAAAAGAAATGATTTCAAGGGAGTATGCTAATAAGTTTGTATTTGATGAAAAATGGCTAAATGCATCATGCTCAAATAAAAAATTTCAAAGCGAGGCTGAAACTCAGTTTAACGACCTAATGAATCAGGAAAATCTATACAAAAAAGATATGGAGCTTATTGAAAGTACTATCATTAATACATGCGCTATGGTGGGGGTAGATGAAAAGTTAATAAGTCGTGAAAAATATAAGCTTCAGT